GGAGGTTTTTCCAGAGTTCCCAAGCAGGTCAATTATGCTTTGAACGAAGTCACCAATCCGGTCAGAACCATGCAGTACATTCCGTTAGCCCACAGGATGCAACCTCTCACCGAGACTCTACCAGCAATCACCCCTCTGGTCATTGATGAATTTTTGCCCGTGGTATCCAGGTTCTTCATACAGCCCTATAACAGGAAGAATTCGTCAGAATGTCCTTACACATTCAGGAATGCTAGTGCCAGAATCACCACAGATATCAGCAAAACTGGCAAGCTTAGGGATGGGGTTGCGAAAGACAAGAAGAGATCAGTCATTGTCGGACATGGGAATGTTTTCACCAACAAGATAGTCGAACAGCGAATGTCGGCAATAGGGAAGCGTTACAACAATCCGGATATGATTTCAAGATCGCTAACTAATCCTGCCAAGGCTTGCATAGACAAAATTCTCGACTACCATTTTATCATGTACATGAAGCCGGCAGCCTACACAGACGTCGAATGTGATAATATAGTATCAGATCTGATCAAAGATCAAAAGTCAAGACACTACGCAGAAAGATGGGCTGGTGAACATCCCGACTCCAAATTTGACTGGGATGTTGTCTACTTTTCCTTGAAACAATGCATGAAGGTTGCAAACGTAACCAAGGGATACAATCCTAATAGTGTCGCACAAGGAGTTAGTTCAACTTCTCTGTTCATCAGTCAGCATTTCATGCTTTTGAGTCGCTTACAACAACTTGTCAGGAAGAGAAGCCACAAGACAGATGGGATGTTTCATCAAGTCACCACTTCGGGTGTTTCGATGGAAAAACACATAGAGGAGCTAGGCATAGCCACTTCTGCCTCATACGCAGCCGGAGGTCGACCTGTCATTGTTGATCAATCCAATGCAGACGCCGGGAACACCGAAGCGACACTCTATCTCAGAGAGAGTTATCTCATCAGATTGGGCCTCACCAACGATGCTGCATGCAGCTATTTACGTTTCACCCACCATCTCAAGATCAAAGACGTGAACATGAAATGCACCACGGCCTACGAAATTAGCTCGGGCATACTCAGAACTCTGGATGACAACGAAATCAACTCCGAAGTCTGCGGCAATTACATTGCAGAGGGACAAGGTCCATGCATATGGGAGACTGCAGGTGATGATTTCTTCAAGATGCAAGCTGGTTGCAACATCAACAACAAAAGGTTGGAGGAATGTAAAAGTTTCAGCAACATTGGATGGACCGCGACAGTCGAGGA